ACTGGGGGTGTGTTATGCACCCCCTTTATAAAATACAGAAAGGCAAATATGGCAATTTTTACAAACAAAAAACATTCTTCTAAGTTATTTAAGGTTGTTTCTAATGCAAAAAAATCTGATCCTTCAATATCAAGAGGTGGAGCAAAAAAACAATCTAAACAAACTTCAATGGGTGACAGAAAATATGATCCAATGTTAAGCATAACAGGAAATCAAGGTTTATCTGTTAAAGACTCCGTTGATATGATGATCGCAAAAGCAATAAAGTAATGTCAAAAAAATTCTCACTAAATGATCCTAACGATCAATCAACAGTAAAAACAAATCTAATCGTTGATGAAGCAGAGAATAAATATCATATAGAAAACTATCAAGACCAATCATCAGTAAAAGAAATATTAGATGCAAACAAACTGGCACAAAATGAAGGTGCATACAAATCTAATGTTTTAAAAGAAGCCAAAGGATATCGTGTTGCAAGACTACCGAATATTGTAGTTCACCAACTTGCTAAACAGGGTATCTTAAATTACAATGGTAAAGTCTTAGACAAAACTAGATTTTTTAGATGGTTAAATGATAGTGATAACAAACACTTTAGAATATATACAGGTAATTTATAATGGCACTAGACACATACTCTAATCTCAAAACATCGATAGCAAACTATCTAAACAGAAGTGACCTTACCTCATACTTAGGTGATTTTATTACCTTAACAGAGGCACGACTGAATAGAGAGCTTAGAGTAAGAGAAATGGTAAACACAGATACTTCTATTACCACAGTTGCAGGAACACAAAATTATTCTTTACCGACAGGTTACATTGAAGCAACATCAGTTATATATCAAAGCAACCCTTACTGTACCCTTAAATTTATAAGCAATAGTGATTTTTATAACAAGTACAACGTCAGTCAAACATCTGGAAAACCAACATACTTCACTATTCTAGGAACTGAAATTTTATTAGGTGTAGCACCAGATAGTGCCAAAACCTTGCAAATTAATTATTACAAAACAATATCTGCCTTATCAGATAGCAACACAACTAATACAATATTAACTAATTATCCTGAGTTGTATCTTTATGGTTCACTGGCTGAGTCAGCACCATTTATTATGCAAGACGAAAGGATAAATACTTGGGCAACTCTGTATAAAGAAGCATTGAAAAATGCAAACGAAACTTCATCAAGAGGATCAACAACATCATCACCATTACAGATGTCTACACCACAGGTGGCGTAAATGATTGAGTTTGGCGATTTACAAGCTGACTTACCTACTTACGAAAACTCAGGTGCTTTAGTAGTTGATAATGTCTTACCTCTTGCTAAAGGTTATAAAAGCCTTGCTGGTTTTCAGGCTCTTAGCACAACAGGATTAACAGGCAGTGCTGTTGGTTTGTTTACAAGTTTTAGTGCTAGTGGTTCTACAAACTACGCTGGAGACGCTACAAAATTATATCAGATGGACTCCTCTTTGGTCTTTCAAGACAAAAGTAAGTCTGGTGGTTACAACAACTCTACAACTGAGAACGCTAGAGACTTTTGGGCATTTACACAGTTTGGAGCAAACATTATAGCTACTAACTTTGCCGACAACATACAAAAGTTTGAAGAAGGCGTAGACACAGCATTTAGTGACTTAGTCACATTAAAAGCCAAATACATCGCAGTCATTAGAGATTTTGTTGTAGCTGGGTATACAGAAGAAAGTTCTACTACATACAACCAAAGAGTTAAATGGTCAGGTATTAACGATAGTTCTACATGGACACCTAGTCAAACTACTCAATCAGGTTTTCAAGATATTGTAGGTTCACATGGTAATATACAAGCTATTGTTGGTGGTGAATCTGCTGGTGTAATCTTTATGGAAAAGGCTATCTACAGAATGGAATATGTAGGTACTCCTTTAATATTTCAGTTTAACAAGATTGCTGACAACATTGGAGCATTTGCACCTAAGTCTGTTGCTTCTTACGGAAACATGGTTTTCTTTTTAGCACAAGATGGTTTCTACAAACTAACAGGTGGACAACAACTAACACCTATAGGAAATGGTAAAGTAGACAATTTCTTCTTTAACGATCTATCTTCAAACCTTGATGGTATTACCTCTGCTGTCGATCCAAACAACAGTATTGTTGTCTGGTCTTATCGAGGATCAGGAGCTACAGGTACTTCTAATAATAAACTTTTAATATACAACTATGCAGTCGATAAGTGGAGTACAGGAAGTGGTCAAGATTTGGAGTTTATTGCTAGTGCTTCACAAGAGGCATTTACAACCTTAGAGAGCCTAGATGTATTAGGTGACCTAGACAACCTTCCTAAATCATTAGACTCATACTTTTACAAAGAAGGTATTGTTGGTTTAGCTGGTTTTAACTCTGCAAATAAGTTTGGAAAGTTTATTGCAAATAGTCTATCAGCTACAGTTGATACGACAGAGTTTGAAGGTGCTAAAGGAAAAAGATCAACATTAATTAATTGCAGACCAATAGTAGACGGAACAACCAATACATCTGTTACTATCACACCAATTACGAGGCAATCACAACTTGACACCACAACAACTGGCGATGCTGTTAGCACTAATGATACTGGCACTTGTCCTTTACGGAGTACATCTCGATATCATCGCATTAGGGTAAAAGTAACAGGAAACTTTAACACCATGTCTGGTGTAGATATAGAAGCGAGACCTGAAGGTGGCAGATAATCAATTTCCTACAGTACCTTTATCGATACCTGATACAGGACAACATTTAAGATTAGTTTCAACATCATTAAACAACACTATTAATGGTAAACTGAATAGCACAGGTGAAATTACATTAACTAACTCTAGTACAACAACAACATTGTCTGATGCTAGAATAGGTGGTAATAGTGTAATATTGTTAATGCCTACAACAAATAACGCATCAACTGCTAATATACATTTTACAAATATAGGCGATGGAAGTGCTACCCTTAATCATGGATCAGGAAGTAGCACAAGAACATTTAAGTATGTTATCATTGGATAACGTAGTTACTAGAGTTCCTAGCGAAGATGTTGAATTTATTTGGAGTCAAGTAGCTCCGTTACTCGAAAAAGCATTAGACGAAACATACACAATTAAAGATATTTTGTATGGTCTTGCTAATGATCGTATGCAACTATTTATTAGTTGGAACAATAACAAAGTAGAAAGTGCTGTTGTAACCGAAATAGCACAATATCCTCAATCAAAGGTATTACGATACTTTTTAGCTGGAGGCACAAACTTAGAAAATTGGTTAGAAAGAATACAAGAAGTTATAGAAAAATTTGCAAAGAAAGAAAATTGCACACACCTAGAAGTTGCAGGTCGCAAAGGCTGGGTAAGAAAACTGAAAGGATTTAGTGTTAAAGCATACTTACTAATAAGGAAATATAAAATGTCAAAAGGATCATCACCACAAAACGTAACAACTACATCATCTGCTGAACCATCAGAGTTTATTAGACCATACTTAGAACAAGCAATTAATTATGGACAAGATTTATTTGAAGCTGATACACCAAACTTTTTTCCTAATAATACTTACGTTGATCCATCGGCTGAAACAAGAACAGCATTAGATTTAGCAAGTGCGAGAGCTATTGCTGGTAATCCTTTACTAAACCAATCTCAAAACCTTGCTCAACAAACATTAGCTGGAAACTTCCTATCTCCTACGACAAATCCTTACTCACAAGCCTTGTTCAACCAAATGGCTGGTGATGTAACATCAAAAGTACAATCACAATTTAGTAAAGCAGGTCGTCTAGGATCAGGTGCAAACCAAGAAATACTAGCTGACTCATTAGGAAGATTAGCAAATCAGGTTTATGGAGATCAGTATAATCGTGAAAGAGCATTACAAGCTCAAACTATGACAACAGCACCACAACTAGGTGAAATGGATTACAATGATGTATCAAGACTAGCACAAGTAGGTGCAGATAGAGAATCTATTGAACAAACAAGATTACAAGACGCTATTGCTCGTTTTGATTACGAACAACAAAAACCATTTATTAAATTAAACCAATACTTAGGTGCATTAGGTTCACCTGTGCCAACACAAACAGTATCAACACAACCTGTCTTTAGAAACACAGGTGCTGGATTACTAGGCGGTGCATTAACAGGTGCTAATATTGCAAGTCAAATAGGTGGAACATCGATGTTTGGTAATCCTCTCTTTGGTGCAATCGGTGGTGGATTATTAGGAGGATTCTTTTAATGAGTAGATTAATGAATGTAAGAAATCAAATTATAGATGGTTTATTACAAAGTAGAATACAACCTATTATTCAAAAATATAACCAACCAAAACAAACAGGATTATTAAATTTTGTAAACAGTCCAATGGCTCAAGACATCGCAACAGGATTATTAGCACAATCAGGTTACTCTACTATGCCTCAAAGTTTTGGTCAGTCGTTAGGTGTTGCCATGCAGAACGCACAGGATCGTGCTATGATAAGAGATGCTAATGAATTAAATGCCATTTCTACATTTGCAGATATTCAAAACCTATTTGTAGGACAAGATCAAAAAGATAGGCAAATAAGTCAAACTGATAGAAGTTTAGACCTTGAAGAAGATAGAACAGAATCAACTGTTAATCTTCAAGGAAAACAAGGCGAACAAATAGATAGTAGCATTGAAATAGATGAACGAAAAATGGATCTTGATGAAGATCAGTTTGATCTTCAAAAAGATATGTTTACTTTTGAAAAAGAAAAGTTTACTTGGGAAAAAAACAATCCTGATGCCAAATCAGAAATCGGTGAATTAGTACAAGATTTTAATAATAATATTTTAGATAAGGATCAATTAGACAAAGGTTTAACGGATATTTTAGGAACAGATGGAAAAACAGCAACTATTCAAAATTACGAATATGTAGCTAACACGCTTTTTGATGGAGATAAACAAAAAGCCATATTGTTCTTAGAGTCAAGCAAAGGTGAATCACAAGAGGATTTCGTTAAAACATGGATTGCTGACGCTAAAAATAATCCAGCTAGACCTGATGATTTAGTCTACTTAACAGCAGAAGCAAATTATGCTTGGAATTTAAGTAGTGCAAAACCATTACCAAATAACCCAGATGAGGCAGAAAAAGGAACTTATTATTATAACAACGCTGGACAATTAGCTTTATTTGATGGAACAAACCTTATTCCAGTCACTAAACCAGTACCACCTCAATAATGACACAGTTATTAAGTTTTGACGAATTTAGCAAAAACAAAAATGTGCAACAAAGCAGTAACAATGTTTTGTCTTTTGAAAGTTTTAAAAACCAAAATACTGTAGATACTTTAAATCAAGAAAATAAAGAAACATTATCTTTTGATGATTTTAAAAATCAAACTGGCACAAATACTCAATTTGAAAACAAAACTAATCAACAACCTTCACAGCTTAATATTGAATACATAAATCAACACCCTGATTTTGAATCAAGTGGTGGTTTTGATGTTAGGTTAATACCTGATTTTGATTCTATAGAAGATGCTTCTGCATACTATGGTTTGCCTGTAGATCAAATAACCAATGAGATTATTCCTGAAGTGCCGATGCAAGGTGATAATAGTTACGACAATGTAAACTATAAAAGAAAATATATACCTAATCTGCCTATAGAAGATGGTTATTATGATAAGGGTAGTTTTAATCCTTTTGATGATAAGAAATCTGATTGGTCACTTACAAGCAGAACAATGGATTACATTTGGAGTGAAGAATTAGGTATTAATAAAAAAACTGTAGAAGAAATAGAAAATCCTTTTTTTAAAAAATTTGTAGATAATCCGATTGTAATGGGAGCTAGTGACATACTAGATGGTACATTACGAACAATACAATCAGCAATTTATGGTGGAGCTGGTGTTGTAGGTGATACTGTAACAAATATTACAGGCGATAAAGCAGATGGTGCTAGAACACAAAGAGATTTAATTGCATTGTTTGAATCAACATTACCACAGCAAATGTCTACTACTGGTGCTAGTGCAAGATCGTGGGGATATACAAAAAATCAAGTCAAACAATATGATGAGCTTGGGAAAAAAGCTATTAATAATTATGTTGATGTTACTTTTAAAAACAGTCCTAATAAAAACAAAATTAAAAACGAACTAAATAAAAAGTTTGATGAAGGTATTGTTAAGGCAGATACAATTATCAATAAATTAGAAAATAATGTTGATAAGGTTCTTAGCGATAAAAGAGTAAACTTTAAATACTTTGATGACAATGTAATGAAGTCAAGGTTTAAAGATAACACTATAAAACTTGGAAAGCCTGATGATGTTAAAAACTTATTACAGTTTAGCGAAAGCAGTATTCTCAGAAACGTAGATAGATTTATACTTGCACCTTTTAGAACAAGGGGAAGAAAAACCCCTCAAATGCAAAAGTTGTATGAATTATATCAAGGTAAAATTAGAGGCAACAATCATAGAGCTGTATCAACTGCAAAACAAATTGAGAGACAAGTAAATAAGATAGCTAAAAAGTTTGATCCAAATAAGTTTAATGTAAAGTTTGAAAATAAAAAACAATTTAAAACAAAAATATTTGACGACATACAAGAAGTATTAATAGGTAAGAAATCAATTAATACTTTAGATGAATCTCTTAGACAGCCAGTCGCAAAAGCCAGAACTTTAATTGATGATTTAAGTAAACAATTAATAGAAAGCAAAAGTTTAGGAAAAAATATAAAAGAAATTATTGAGAAAAATGTTGGTTCTTATGTTAGACAAAGTTATAAATTATACAGAGGTGGTTTTAATCCAAATAAACAAATTAGACAAAACGCTTTTGATTACATACAAAAACAAGATCCTTCACTGACTAACGCTGAAGTTAATGGTGTCATTAATAAAATATTAGACAAAGGTGATAACACAAACTTCGCTTCAACTGTAGAATCTTTACCCAAACAATCACAATCGTTATTCTTAAAGAAAAAAGACATAGCTCCTGAGATTAAAGCTCTACTAGGAGAAGTAAAAAACCCTTTAGAAAATTTAATTAACACCATTGATGATTTAACTAAATGGGTAGAGACTGATAAGTACCTCAATAGAATTAAAGAAAATGGTTTTAATAAGTATATCTATCAAAAACCCACAGGTAGGTTTGCTACTGAAATTGTAGGGAATAAATACAATCCACTAAAAGGCTATCACACAAGCCCTGAAATAGCTAAACTTTTAAAATCTATAGATGAAACTTCTATTAGTAATATTTTGTTGCCTTACAAAGTGTTTTTATTTGGTAAAGGTGTCAGTCAATATTCTAAAACAGTTCTAAACCATGTAACACAATTAAGAAACTTACAAGGTGGAATATTGATGGCTATGTTTAATGGTGTCAATCCTTTTAGTAAAACAGGTTGGTCTGCATTTAAAACTGTAGCTAATGACATAGGAAAAATGTCAGATGAGGTATTAAATTTAAAATATCAAGAATATTTAGATTTAGGCGTTGTTCGTACAAGTGTTAAAATGAACGAACTTAAAGGTGTGTTTAAAGATGTTGAAATGGCAAATTCAATGTCAGGATTTGTTGATAAGATAACTAACAATATAGTTTTTAAAAACGCAAAAAAACCCCTAGATTTTTTACAAAATGTTTACATGGGTGTTGATGATCTTTTTAAGATTATTGTTTATGAAAAGGAACTAGCAACTCTTAAAAGAGCTTATCCTGACATGGTTTTAAACCCTGTTAAATTAAAACAATTAAAAAAACAAGCTAGTGAAATTGTAACAAACACTATGCCTACTTATGATAAAGTTCCACCAGCAATAAAATATTTAAGAAGATTGCCTATTGGTAACTTTGTATCTTTCCCAGCAGAAATATTAAGAAATACTGTGTTTTCTGTTAAACAAGGAATGAAGGAATTAGGCACAGCCAATAGTGTTATTAAAACAAGAGGTGCAAAAAGATTGGCTGGTAATATAGTTATAGGTGGATTTGGATTAAAAGTTGCAAATGAAACTTATAACAATGCAAGAGGTTATACAGAAGATATAGTAAAAGCAATTAAAGCATTTGTTCCTTCATGGAGTCAAGATTCTAATATTACTGTATTAAATGATGATCCTGAAAATATACAATATGTCGATTCTAGTTATACGTTTCCGTATGACATTTTACATAGACCAATTAGAACAGCGGTTAATGAATGGTATAATGGTAAAAGAGATAATAAAACCTTAGATGATGTTATTATTCAATCAGGTATTGCGAGTATACAAGAATTTGCTAGATATTTTTTAGATGAATCTATCCTAACATCTAAAATATTAGACATAACAAGGAACAAACAATCTAATGGCAGACAAGTTTATAACCCTGAATTACCAGTTGGAGATCAGCTTAATGCTATGTTCCTTCATGTACTAGATGCTTTTGTTCCTGCTGGTTATGACCAACTAGAAAAACTATACAAATCATTTAATGGTATTGTTGAACCTTATGGTAAAGAATATGATCCAAAAATAGAATTGTTAGCTAACTTTGGAGGTCTCAGAGTTTCTGAAATTAACATTAAAGAAGCGTTTAATTTTAAAATCCCTGAACATAACCAAAATGTAAACAATGCTGAAAAGATATTTCGTAAAATATCAAACAATCAGAATGTAGTTACAGAAGAAGAATATATAAACGCATATATTACAGCAGAAAAAGCAAGGTATCAAAATTGGACAGAAATGAATACACTTATACAAAGTGCGTTTGAGTTAGGATTAGGAAAAACAGAGGTAGCAAAAATTTTGTTAGAAAATAATATAAGTAAAAATGATGTTGGAATGTATTTATCAGGAAAATACCTTCCTTATTTTCCATCTAAAGAAACTATAGGTCGTATTAATGAATCAGGTAATTCTTTTCCAATAAATCAAATTAGAAAAATATACAGAAATTTATCAGGAGTTCCTCTAGGTGATTATCAAAATTTTGAACAAAGTATTCAAAAAAATTAGGAGTAAAAAATGACAGTATCAAGTTACAGTACAACAGCTAGTAGTAATACAGCGATTAATGGAGTTAATATCTCTGAGGGAATGTCACCCTCTGACGTTAATAACGCTATTAGAGAACAGCTAAAAGATGTCCGATCCGTATGGAACGACAAAGAATGGTTTTTATTAGGTGATGGCGATGGTACAACGACCTTTACTAGAGCCTCTGCTACAAGCATAACTGTAGCTTCTGACATTTCTTCTACTTACCATGTAGGTCGTAGAGTTAAAGTAGTTGGTAGCAACACTGGAACTATCTTTGGTAAGATCGCAACATCATCATATTCCTCTCCTAATACAACTGTAACCTTTACCTTTGACAGTGGCACAATTAATTCTGGTGACACTACTGTATCTGTTTATGTCGGTTCAGTTTATACAAATCCAGCTAATCCTGTTATTGACGAAGATAACATGGCGAGTGACAGTGCTATTCTTCCTCCTTCACAACAATCCACAAAAGCATTTGTTACTTCTGGCACAGTCACCTTATCGAATAAATCAATCGATCTAAGCAGTAACACCCTTACAGGAACAACTGCTGAATTTAATACAGCATTATCTGATAACGACTTTGCCACATTAGCTGGAAATGAAACCCTTACTAACAAAACACTAACTAGCCCTGTCCTTAATACAGCTATCTCTGGTACTGCATTTAAAGATGAAGATGATATGTCCTCTGATAGTGCTACTGCTGTTGCTTCACAACAATCTATTAAGGCTTATGTTGATGCACAACTAACAGCACAAGACCTTGATGTATCTGATGGCACAACAGCAATCGCTATTGACTTAGATAGTGAAACACTAGGTATTTTAGGTGGCACTGGCATTGACTCCACAGCATCTGGTAATAATGTTACCCTAGCTATAGACTCTACTGTAGCAACTCTTACAGGAACACAAACACTAACAAACAAAACTATTAGTGGTTCTTCTAATACCCTATCGAACATTGGTAATTCTAGTCTTACTAACTCGTCAGTTTCTTATGGTGGCGTATCTCTCTCTTTAGGAGGTAGTGATGCAACTCCAGCCTTTGACTTACAAGATGCCACTAGTTATCCAGCAAGTGCCTTAACAGGAACAATTAGTAATGCACAATTAGCTGGTACGATTGATGCTACTAAAATTCACGATGGATCTATTTCTAATACAGAGTTCGGATATTTAAATGGAGTCACTTCTGCTATTCAAACACAAATTGATACTAAACTAACAGCTTCTAATAACTTATCAGATATTACTACTGCCT